TCTTCGTCAGGTCGGCGAGGTTCCCGAACAGGCTCCCGTAGCCCTGGAGGGTGGCGGACATCTGGGCACTCTCGTACGCCCTGACGTCGTCGTTCGCCTTCTTGCGGATCGCCGCCTTCGCGTCCTCATAGAGCAGGGAGTAGGCCAGGTCCTGCTGGCGGTACTGCTCCATCACCGCGAGCTTCTGCTCTTCGTCCTCGCGGATCTTGTCGATCGGATTGGCCGCAGCGATGGCGTCCTTCGCGCTGTCGCGCCGCTCCTTGAGCTTTTCGCGGTCGCGCTTCTCCTTCTCTGCCGCGACGGCCCGCTCCTTGTCGATGGTCTCCTGAGCCTTGCGCATGGCAGCGAGCCGATCCTCCTCGGCCGTCTGCACAATGAGCGTGACCGCTTCGTAGTAGCCCTGCTCGTTTATCTTTCGCTCGTCGAGGTGCTTCTTCGCGATCCGGAGCTTCTCGTTCTCGGTCTCGTTGATCGTCTGCAATTCGGACGCCTGGGCCACCCGCAGCGAGGACAGGTAGGCCTCCTGGTCGAACTGCTTCTTGGCCTTCTTCTCTTTCTCCGGGCCACCGGTCGGCTTGAGCGTGGTCGCAACGTCGCCGGCCAGCGGTGGGTTGACGAAACCACGACCTCCGCCCGCGCCACGGCTCCATGCCTCGCGCATCTCCTGTCCGGCTAACTTGACGCGGCCCAGCGCCTTGGCATCGGCCGCGTCGAGTTCCGCCCGGCGACGGTCGGCGTCCCGGGTCATCTCCTCGCCGATGGCCTTCGCACGGGCGAAGTCCCCGTTCATGACCGCCTTGATCTGCGCGCCGATGCCGCCAATCTCGGTCCCCACGCCCGTGAACACGTAGGCGACGTTTCGACCCAGAACGCTCACGGTCTGCCACACAAGGTCCGCAGCGTCGACCAGGTACGACAGCGCCACCTTGGTGGTGTTCGCCCAGTTCTTGATCGCCTCGTTGCGGCCCAGAGAGCCAGCCTGGTCGTTCGCCGCGCCGAACTGGTCGGCCAGCTTGTCGAGCACCTCCCCGAGGCCCTTTGTCGCCCCCGTGAGCGCCGCGCTGGTACCAGCCAGTTCGTCGAACTTCTCATTCGCCCGCACCGCAGCGTTCATGGCGACTTCCCATGCCGGCGCGAGAGCCTGCGGGATCTGGGCGAAATCCTTGCGGATGGTCTCGGACGCGCCCAACAGCGCCTTCGTCACCACATCAGAGGTGAGCTTGCCCTCCGCAGACAACTCCTTCAACGCACCGATGGGCACGCCCAGACCGTCGGCCAGCTGTTTCATCAGGTACGGCGCGTTCTCCATGAGCGAGCGGAACTCATCGCCCTGCAGTTTGCCGGACCCCAACGCCTGGCCGAACTGCAGCATGGCACTCGAAGCCTCCGCCGCCCCGGCCCCGGAAACCTTGATGGCCATCCCGAGCAACTCGGTGATGCGCAGCGTGTCGAACTGCGTGCCGCCCATCTGCTTGATGGACGCGTTCAAGCGGGAGAAGACCTGGACGTTGTTCTCGAGCGCGGTCTGGGTGCGCGTGCTGATCTCGCGAAGGCTCTCCATCGCCGCGGCCCCGGCCTCGATGCTGCCGGCGGCGATGTTGACACGCGCCGCAAGGAGACGGAAGTCGTCGGCTGCATTGACCGCCTTCAGCACGGTCAGCGCGACGGTCATCAGCTTGATGGCCGAGGTGATGCGGTTGAAGCTCAGCGCGGCCTGGTCGACCTCGCGCGTGACGATGCGCGTCCCATCGATCAGCTTGCCTGTGTCGAGCGTGACGTCGTAGTAGAGCTCACCGACCTTCTGTGCCACGACGGCTCTCCTCAAGGGCCGCCATGGCAGCGTCGTACTCTTCTGCGCTCGGGATGGCTGCAGCGCCATCGGCGGCGGGGAACTTCATCTCGAACATGGTAAGGAACTCGCTCATGCTCAAGGCCTCGGCGTCGGCGCTGGAAAGGCCGAGGTGCACGCGTGCGGCCGCGACGTACTCGGCCGCGTCGAACTTGTCGCTGTACTGCCCGCTACCGGACGCAGCAGGGCGAGACTTGCCGATGATCCCGTGCGCCATGAGGTGGCGCGCAACAACGATCTGCTCGGCGGCCGGCATCAGACCCGGCGTGTGCCCCAGCTCGTCCTCCCAGCAGCCGATCAGTGGCGTCGGATCTTCCTGATCGCAGAGACAAGCCAGGACATAGGTCGCATCCTGGGCGGCGTTCGGCCCGTGCAGGCTGGCGAACAGCGAGACGATCTCATGCGGCCGACCGAGCGTGCTGATGCGACCGAATGACGGGGTGAAGGTGAACTCTGTCACCCCCGCCCCGTCGCTCGCAGTCACACGCGTGAAGCCGCATTCGACGAGCATGCCGTCAGATGTTGAACAGCTGGGCCTTCAGGCCCGTGCCGCCGAGGATGTGCGCGACGCCCGCGGTGTAGGCGGAGATCGTGTTCAGCATGATCGAGATCTTGGCGCCAGCCGGCACGGAGAATGCCTTGCCCGCAGAGAGGTCGACCACGCCGAGGCCAGGAACAGCAGCCGTGGTCGCGGCGTCTCCGTCGATCGTCGCGGGCAAGGTGCCGCCCGTGTCGTTGCGCAGGATCAGCAACTGCTTCTTGCCGGCCACGACCGCGAAGGTGTCGTCAGCCGTGAGCGTGGTTTCCGTGATGGTCGCCGAACCGCTGGTGGTGTTCGGATCGGTCGGGGTGATGACAGCCATGGTGCGGCGCTCCTATGCGTGGGGTGGATCAGGCCGGGACGAAGTTGATGGCGCCGTTCGACATCGCGGTGGTTTCCCAGGTCACGACGTCGGCATACGGGGCAGCGCTGTTCCAGCCATTGAGGATGAACGGCCCGTAGGTGACGCCGTCCGGGCCGGTCTGGCGCAGCCACACGAAGGGCTGGTTGTCCGTCGCGGAGCCCGGGTTGTAGACGTGTGCCTTGACCTCGGCCTGGTTGAAGATCGCCTCGGTGCGCGCCACGCCGGAGAGGTTGAACTCGCCCGATTTGAAGGTGACGAGGTTCTCCTTCGTGAAACCGGGGCTCATGTCGGCGGTGGAATCGACCGTGTCCCATTGCACGTTGATGCCCTTATCCCGGACCATGCCCAGTCGCTTGAAGGTGAGGCTGCCGTACACGGCGTCCGGCTTGGCGATGGCGTACTCGACGATGTTGTCGCGCCCGGTGTAAGCACCCATGTGGTGGCTCCTTCAGTTCGTGATGGTGGTGACCGCGACCTCGTAGACCGAGCGGCCGTCGTTCGTTGGGTGGAACGCTGGCTCACTGGCCTGCATCGAGACAAGCTCGCCGCTCGACTGCTGCATGGACACGACCACCGTGTTTGCAGCCTCGTAAGCTACGGAGGCGTCCTCGTTCTTCGCGCCGATGAAGAACAGGCTGAATGCCGGCCGACGCACGAGCTCGGCCGGCAGCCCGCCGCTCGGCTTGATGACGGCGTAGCGAGCGCTCTCCGACCCGTCGCGCCAGACGCCGAACTGGATGCGCCAACCAGGCAGGAGGTCGGTGACGAAGTTGCGGAGCGCGTCGGCAGCGTTCATGTCTTGATGCTTCCAACCAGCACCGCTCGAATGTTCGGCTCGGCCCGCTCCATCCCCTCCTTGAGGAACTCCTTCTGTGCGGTTGCGCGGCGAAACGTCTGGGGGTTGCTGGGGTCATGCACGGCAGCCGCGTAATCCGCCGTGTAGCCGAGCTGGCCGCGCACCGCATCCCCCTGCACTTCGACGTGCCGGTACTGGGAGTTAATGAGGTTGGACGTGTCAATCGGCGTAAGCACGCTGGCCTCGCTGGCTCCGAGGATCAGAGCCTGAGTCATTCCACGAGCAGCCTTCACTTGGACCTCGGTGGTGAACCGCGGGAGGTTGTTCTTGACGCGTGCGCCAGCCATCAGGTCATCACCGTGAAGTCGTCCGCCACACGATCGAACGTGTCGGCGTCCCGGGTGATGGCGCGGACCTCGAGTGCGCCGGCGGCGATGGGGTCGGGGGAGACGCTGACGCCGATCAGCACCCGGTCGCCCTGCTTGATGTCCGCCCGCTCCGTCCAGAGGATTTGCCGGGTGACGAACTCCACGCCCTTCGAGTCGGTGACACGCTTCGACTCGGACGAGTAATCGCAAGGGAAGGTGACGGGCGGGCCGAAGGTGTCGACGTTGCTCCAGTCGTCACGGCCGAGCCAGGGCCAGAGCGTGGCGACGGCGGTGTAGGACCAATTGGCAGCTGAGGACATGCCGCCGGATGCTAGGAAGG